CTATTGATGCTCAGAAGACTGCCTCTACAATTGCCGACCATCTTGAAGATGAATTCTCTCGCAGGCAGTGGAGAAAGTACTAATGGCGAACTATGTAGAAACAAATGTCTACAGCAGCAACTCGGTGACTAGGAACAACAATGCCAAGTCCCGTAACTCTTTATTGACTAGTGTTCCTGATTCTATTACGGAGCAACAGTACGCTACAGATAGGTTAAGTAGTGCTAAGCAGAACCGTTCTAATCCACCGTTTAAGCTTACTGCCAACACTAATAGGTTAAATGGGTTAAAGGATTCAGGTATCCTAAGAGGATACATACGTCGGTCAGCGATTGATGACGCTGATCCAACAAGTAAGTACCGTCTGTATTTTATGTATAACCCTGAGACTATTCAGCGTAACTACATGGCTTACCTTGATCAGCAGGCCCTAGATCCTTACAATACTCTGTACGGTGCTAACAACCTTTCTGCTCCCCCCGGCATACTTGACTTCTCGTTCGAACTGTTGTTTGACCGCCAGTTAGAAGTTGCTACTGATCCTTCCCATACCGGTACCAAGGTAGATTACGACTTTTTCGATATAGTTGTCCGTGGGGTTGTCCCAGATAGTAATAACAATGGAAACGCCATTCCTGATAATGGGATAATGATGGTGAACCCACGAAACGTCGCAGTGGTGTTCGGACCCGACTTAGTTGTACACGGAAGACCGTACAACTCCTCAATATCCTTTAACAAGTTTAATAACCGAATGACACCCGTTCGCCTATCGGTAAGCATAACTTTAAAGGTATTTTACATAGGTCCAATTCAGACCATGCCTAACTTCAACGAGTTTTCCTCTGAGGCCATCTACACTGCGACTATTCCATACGATGAAACAATAACGTATCAAACGGAATACATAGATGTACAGCAAGCCCTGACGACCGACGGTGTAAACACAAGTACCGACGTAGCCGGAGATTACATCTCTCCATACGTTCTCCCCAACGTGCTTCCTGTTGACGAAGCTGCATTCAATCAAAGAAAGGTTGTATTGACCGAAGACCAGATGACTCTCCTTGTACTTAAGGCGGGGCTTAGAGGAGATCTTGCTGCTATAGCCGTAGCTATAGCATGGAGAGAATCACGATTTGAGTCTGGTCGAATCAATCCTGAAGGTCGTGACCACAGCGTTGGCTTATTTCAAATAAATCAAAAAGCGCATTTTGGTAAATACGGTACTGATGCAGAATTACAAATTCCTCAAAATAATATGGACGCTTTCATGCGGCTTAAACAAGACGCCGGAGGACTTAGTCCTTGGTATCTCAACGCCGATGGAACTCCTACGGTTGCCGGATACGCACTAGAGTTCTTACCTAGGGCTAAAGCTCTTGTTCAAGTGCATGGTGGTTACTGATGACCACCGCCAATAGCATAACTACAAATGAGTACGTCCCGGTATCGGTATCGTCTGATCCCAATGGACGCTCTAGTACCAATCCAGACGCTGCGTTCGATACACTATTCGAAGGTCAGAAGAACTTTTCCAGTCTTCTCAAGCGCCACGCTTACGAGCGTCTAAACGACACAATACTCGCCAAGTCTAATCCTCCGTTCAATACTGGAGTGGCTGGTCGGCTTACCTCTTTGGTAACTAGCTCTGCTCGGTCAAACTCTCCACAAATACTCCGTGGGTATATTCGTAGAAGCAACTCTAACCCCAGTGACCCTACTGGTGGATACAGGCTTTACTTCATGTTTAACCCAGAGACCATACAGCGAGACTACGTCGCTTATATGGAGCAGCAGGCATTGGACCCCTTCAATACGATCTATGGGTCGAATAACCTTGTAGCTCCTCCCGGTATTCTTGATTTCCAGTTTACTCTGCTGTTTGATAGGCAGACCGAGAATGCCAATGGGTCTATGCCCAGAGGAGTGTTAGAGGATTATGATTACTTTGATCTGGTAGTAAGAGGCGTAATTCCCGATGGGCAATCTCCTCAGCTACAAGACAACGGTATTATGATGATAAACCCACGGAACATTACCGTGGTGTTTAGCCCTCAGCTTTCAGTTCAAGGCCGTCCTTATAGGGCCTCAGTAAACTATACAAAGTTCGATCACCGGATGACCCCTATCCGCATGGAGATAACTGTCTCTATGAAGGCTTACTACTTTGGGCCTATTAAAGAAGACTTTTCTTTCGCCAGCAGTACCGACTCCGGTACTTACGAAGCCACTATTCCGTATGATGAGAACATCACATACGAGGCGACCTACATAGATGTGCAGCAAGCCTTGACCACCGATGATGCGGCTACGCTGAGTCAAGGTGCTACTAACGCCAGAAGTACTCTAACTAATATAAATAACGCCGTTGGTGGTATAAACGACGATGTCAGGCTGGCCGCACTAGCTAAAGCAAAGTCCTTAGGAGAGTTCAAAGTTCCCTATACATGGGGCAGAAGAAATGATCCTCCTGAAGGAGGCTTTGACTGCTCGGGACTAGTCTATTGGGCCTACGATAAGACAGGGGCCATAGAGGCCATAGGTGGTCGTAGTGCCGGATATACGCGTCCTATGAGAGATAGGGCCGTAGAAATGAACACCATTATCGCTGGGGGAAGAACTTCAGTACCTTTTGATAGGCACTTTGTTGAGAACTACCTAAAACCCGGAGATCTTCTCTTATCTCAGGATAATTACTCTGACCATATAGCCTTTGTTTCGGGAATAGATATTAACAATAAAAAGGTGTTTAGTTATGAGTCACGGGGAGGAGGACCCCACTCCGACAGCTATGACTACACGGCAACAGGACAGTACAGCATATTTGATTGGTATAATTATGTTCTTAGGCCCGCTGCTGCCGGATCGTATACGGTGGCAGGAAATATAGGTAATCTAGGCTTGAACTTCGGTCCCGGTTAAGAGTAAGAACATGATCTCAAACGATTCACGATACATAGATGCAGTCCATGAGACCTCCGTAGGTCATACCTATGACGAGTTAAGGCGGGCTGAGTATAACGCTGAAAACATTAAGTCCCTTAATGAAGTAAACAGGGACACTACTTACCTATTGACCACCGGATACTCAAAGCCGCCTCCGAAGCAATACATGGTCAAGTCGACAGACAACATCCAGCTACTTTCCTATCGCAGCCAACGAGACCCTACTAAGTGGTGGGTGATAGCTAATGCTAACCCCCATATCCGAAACCCATTTGATTTAAAAATGGGTGACATGATCCATCTTCCAGAGTGACATTATGGTCGTAGCTATAAACAACCCAGCCTTAAATACTCTCCAACAGATCTTAATCTATGACATTGAGATCGACGGAGAGCTTCTTAATCTGACCTCTTCAGAATTGAAGCAGGTTGTTATTTCTAATGTAGAAAATCAACACGAATCAGCAATCATAACAACCCAGCTTACTAAGATCCAAATAGATAGGTTTATAGGTAAGCCTATTTTGTTTAAGTTTGGTCCTAAGTCTGCCAACAAGTCGTTCTATGGATATGTGGTAAGCATAAATCCTAACCAAAGTTACCAGCAAGATACTATTGTAGACATAAGCTGTTTGGGTCCGACCCTACCTATGCAGTCGGGAAAGCCACGGTTCTACGTCAATAGAACTGCTCCTTCCGTATTTGGGGAAATAGTAAAGAGTCATAACCTTGGGTGCCAAGTAGATTCTCATCCTTACCTGTGGCCCGCTATTGCTCAGACTGCCGAGAGTGACTGGGAGTTTATCCAGACCCTAGCTACTCGCCTAGGCTATTGCATTTATATATACGAAGGAGTGGTTAGACTAGTCAATCCTTTCCGACTCTTACAGGAAACCACAGTCGCTCACAGATTCATAAAATCAGACGATGTTCTTGACCCTAGCCGACAGCTTTTAAGCTTTAACCCTTCGACACAGTCTCTGCGTATTAGGGAAAATGTAAAGCCGTCATATGGATACTTCGACGGTATCAACCCTAGGCTTAGTCAGCCGCTTGATATAACCCCTTACAGACTGACCACTGATACCCCTATACGGGATAGGGAAATGGCAGATGTGTATAGTAACTCTTGGAAAAGTCGTGCCAACTTCTGGAACCATCAGGCAACTGCACGGATAAATGGAAACGCTGCAATAGTCCCCGGAGTCAATGTTTCTGTACAGATAAGCGGCTCCTCCTCAGGAAGAAATCAGCATGATGGGACATGGCTTGTCCGAGGAGTAGCCCACTCCTTTACCAATAACTCTTTTCAGACCAGCCTGCAACTTGCTAGAGATGCAGTAAGCATTCACACCAGTAATATAGATGGTCGATGGTTCTTTTCTAAGGCCCTTCAGGGATACCCGAAGTTAGTTAAAGCTCTCAAGGAGAACCCGCCTAGGACAACATGGGAATCGTCTTGGCGTGAAGTTGAGTACATAACAAACGCGTTGTACGACACGCCGCCTAACCCCATATCTATTCCCGAAGGTATGGCTACTCCTGTTATAACCGACGCTCTTTTACCTCTAAACAACTAACAAGGTTAGACATGAAAGCCTTTGACGTACCTTTATCAATAACAAATGGAACCTTAGCTATTACGGATAACTATGATCGCATAGTCCGTAATCAGGTCATAGACGCCCTTACTACCAACCAAGGTGAGCGTGTTATGCACCCTGATTGGGGCTGTGATGTTCAGTCAGTGCTTTTCGATCCTTCGGACGTGCTGGAGCGTCAAGATACCGCAGCCTATGTTCGTGATAGACTAGTCCAGTTTGTTCCGAGATCTTTTGTAAAGAGTGTAAACGTGGATGTCTCTCCCGCCCAGCCGAATGTCGTTATTATTGATATCCACTATAAGTCCTCCAGTTATTCTCCAGAGTCCAAGGTGAGCGTTGGGCTTGACACAGGAAGTGTAAGCGCATGAGTACCCAGCCAGTAACTAGTTCTAAAACTAATAGAATAGTACTTGACTACACAAGTCGGGATTACAAAGCTATTCGATCCATGCTTGTGGGCCTCGCCAAGGGTCTAATGCCTGACTGGACAACAGTTGGAGAGACCGGCGACTTCGGCACGCTCCTACTGGAGCTTTTTGCCTATTCAGGAGATGTCAACAACTACTATGTAGATAGGATTGCTTCTGAAGCTTACTTAGGAACAGCTATACGTCGGCAAAGTGTTATGTACATAGCCGATATGTTTGGGTACATTCCAATTGGTCAGCGTTCTGCGACCGTGCCTTTGTCCTTCACATGGACGTGGAACGAGGACAACCTTCCCGGCGGTACGGTTCCTTCTTACTCATACAATGTTAGAAGCGCCTCAATCGTTAACGGTCTTGTGACCCTCGTTATCTACAACGGCGACACTGGATCTAAGGTCAATGTCTCCAAGGACCAAACCATTACAGTATCAGCGGTAGGGAATGCTTACGATGGTGTCTTTACCGTAGATACCGTTGATAGTCCTTCAAATACTACTGACTTAACCATAACCTATCGGTGTCTCTCTACTGTAACCGACACATTAGCTTCTATTCCTTCAGCCGCTAAGGTAACTACCGGAACCATTGTAAAAATACCTTCCGGTACTTTCATTACTACGTCATCTGACACTAACGACAATGTAGTCGTGTTTGAGCTTAACTATGACGTTGTGCTGGATACCACCAATGCTAAGGCCGTTTCAGATAAGACTCCCCGGATTAAATCAATATCAAAACTCGCAGCGGCGTCAGAAGGTGTAACAATCACCCCGACACTAGCCGGTGTAAGTAAGGGCGTTCCCAATGCCGAGTTTGTTCTCGCTAACCCCGGTGTCATTGATCGAACCGTACAGGTGTACACCAAGGAGAACTCTCAAGTAGTCCAATGGTCAAACATAGACAAGCTGTCACTTGCGTCTCCCACGCAGTCAGTGTTTACCACCTATGTCGATGACAATAACTACACCCATGTTCTTTTCGGAGATAATGCCTGCGGGCGAGTACCTCCGACGAACGTGGAGATCTATGTAAGTTACAGGTACGGTGTAGGTAAGGCCGCAAATGCTCTTGCAGTAAACACGGTCACCGTTCTTAATAATGACTTTGCCACACAGAGCGGTATCACTGTCACGAACACTTCCTCTCCGGCAGGTGGTGCAGATATAGAATCCACCGATTCTATTCGGTACTCGGTTCCTAGGTCCGCTTCTCTGAAGCAGAGGGCTATCACGATTGAGGACTACGTCAACCTAGCTCTTCAGGTCCCCGGAATAACTAAGGCCATAGCGTATGGAGCTAACTATTCCACTGTGTATGTCCGCATAGCATCTACATCAGAATCTACGGGATACGTTACAAGTACTGTAGGTATTAAGTATGTCTCCGGCGGCTATGCCACTGTGTCTATATCTGATGCCTTAAATCTTAGTATAGGACAAAGTGTTTATACAGAGGGCTTAGGCGGTACTGACTTAACTGGTAGCAAGATACTTACAAAGGTGTTCTATGAAGGTACACCTATATCGATTACTAGGAAGTCTCTTACAAGCAACTTAGCATGTGTGTTTGTTAAAGCCATTGGTACTCTTGCTATAGGACAACCAATTACCGTAAGCGGTTTAGACTCGGGAACTACAGTATTTGATGGTACTCATATAATCACATCCATAGTCACTCCTGATGACCTTACTCCAACATTGAAGCAGGTAACAAGTGCCACTTCCGTCACGCTCACTACTGGTACTACGGCCCATGGGTTGGCTGTAGGGGATACGGTCACTATTAGTCTTAATGCGTTCACTTCACTAAGTGGTACCTACACTGTGGCTACGGTACCTAGTACTACTACGTTCACTTATGCCATAACTGGCGGAACTACTGACTCCTCGGCAGTTACCTTGAGCGGAACTAACACTGTTACTCCATATGGTTATTGCATTAAGTTTAGTAAAACTAATGACAACGTGGTGTACACATCCGTACCTGCAAATTCTGGTTTTGTAAAGGCAGTACCGGGAGTCTCTTATGCCACTACATCTACAAATGTAGCAGAAACAATAGTTACAGGCGGTACTGTTAAGTCCACAAATCCCGACATGCAGTCTCTTATAAACAGCTTAGAGTCCTATCTTACCGATAAGAAGATGATCGGATCTGTTGTATACGGAGAACCGGTCGAATGGACTGAGGTAGATGTCAACGTAGGTGTGGCAGTCCGTCCTCTTTATAACAGAGAGAGTGTCAGGTCCGCAGTTCAATCCGCCATTGAAACTCTCTTTTCGTATGACAACGTCGGATTTGGTCAGCGCATATCTATAGGAGATGTGTATAGGGCGGCGTTGTCAGTAGAGGGAGTGGACTACGTTAATCTAAATAGCCTTCACCCAAACACCTATGCCGTTACAGCTAACGTATCTTCAAAGCAGGTAACAAGTGCCACTTCCGTCACGCTCACTACTGCGGCGGCTCATGGTCTGTCTGTAGGAGAACGGGTTACTGTTTACCTTAATGCGTTCACTTCACTAAGTGGTACCTACACTGTGGCTACGGTACCTAGTACTACTACGTTCACTTATGCCATAACCGGTGGTACGGTTGATAGTGCAGCAGTTACCTTGACCGGAACTAACACTGCTTCTAGGTTCTCCGTCGTAGACATTGATACAGACTCCGCTGGATCTGCCTATGCCTATAAGCTTCCCCGTATAAACACAGCTATAACTCTGCCGTGGGTTACTGTTACTTCGGGAGGGTTAGCTAATACATGACCTCAACTCCTGTATTTGAACTAGACAGAGATACAGTACGCTCGTCTTCTGCCGTTATTACTTTTAAGAAAATAAGTAATAACATCGCCACAATTACCACTTCATTAGCGCATAAATTTGAAATTGGTTGGCAAGTAGAAATTAGAGGTGTAGACGATACCTTTAACGGTACCTATGTAATAGAAAGTTTACCTTCTACAACTCAGTTTACTTACGCTATTGTTAATGAGGATATTCCTCTCGCCGGAGTAGTTCCTAACGGTCTAGCGTTAGTTCCTTCGCCAGCCTATGTCCGGTACCCAGTAGGAGATGTCCTACTTGATGCTTTCTCGTCTAAGACTTCCTTTTATTCAGAGCCTTGGGACTACAACACAGTAAGAATATTATGGTCGTTAGAGGATGCTTATCAGGCAAAAGTAGATAAGGACATAGAGTATGAACTTACTCCCTTAGTCGCTATAACTAGGTCTGCTTTCGGCTACCCAATAACGCCTTTAGACGGAGAGACCATCTTTACTAGGAACTACATGCATGTGTTTGCATCTCCAACAAACACTCCTGTAGCTACCCACTTTGAAAGCCAGAAAGAGTCTCCTGACAACCAGTTCAGTAGGCCTATTATTGAAGAACAAAGCTTTTACGATAGGAACCTAGTACCCGGTAAGTGGTATTACTACTCTCTGTTCTTCTATCTTAAAGGCGACTATGCCTCCCAAAGATGGGTCGCTGCGGGTCAAACCTCAAGCCTTCTTCCAATAAATTATAAGCACGGCGAGATTTTCTACGACCTTGTACCTCCTTACTACAAGATTAAAGATCAGGAATTCACAGCCGGAACAGGAAGGTCCGGTACTCTTGAGAGGCTTCTTAAGATTGTAGGTTTTGAAGCGGACTACACTAGGACCCTCGCTGAGGGCATAGAGAATTCCTATAATATCGATTACGTCAACTCCGTACTCATGCACTTAGTTGGTGAAACGAACTTAGGGGTAGAGAAGGAAGCCGTCCTCGGAGATATCCGATACCGATCCTTGCTCGCCGCTATAAATGGCCTTTACGAAGAACGGGGAAGCGTAAGAGGACTACGAAACCTTACGTTTGCCAGCACGAAGTACAACTCAAAGACTATTGAAGGTATCAATATGCTGAGCCTTACTGACGATGCGGAGTTCGCATTCAATACAGGCTCATGGGGAGAAGTAGCCAACGCATACTCTTCTAATATTGGAGTAGTCCATGCAGGTACCTATAACCCAGTAACACTTTCTTCTGTAGACGAGCCTACTTCTTTATCTACAAGGAAGAAAGCTATGAGTGTCGTCAAAAGCGGTAGCGGTAATTCTACCAACGGAATTTTTATAGCCTGCGGCTTAGGTACAGGAAGCATAATAAACAGGGTACATACTCAAGAAAATACATCCTTCTTTCCCCACCTGCATGGTATACGTTGCGACTCTAGCAAGCTATATAAGTTTTCTTTTTATTCAAAGCGTATTGATCTCACAGCCTCCAGTATCTACGCTGGAATAATGTGGTTTAATCCTCCTGTGGATAACACATTCAACTGGACGACTGACTACATAGACAAAGATGAGGTCCTATACCCCGCTGGTACTGGTGTCGATGGGACTACGTTTACTGTGTACTCCTGCCAAGGATACGCTCCCTATCCTGCTAAGTACGCCGGTACAGGTCATGTCTACGCAGTGCCATATATCGTGTTTGGTAACTCTGCCCAACGGTATGTATCTACATGCATGTTCAGTCCTGAGTTGAACTCGGCAAACACCTTCCCATTAGTCCAAACGGACATTACCCTTACGCTCGGCACCGCTGAGACTATCGGTTCTCAATACCTATTAGGTGATCAATAATGGCTACTGTTAAGAACATTGTATTTACAGATTGGTTTAAGAGCGACTACGTTGCTGCTAGTCCTGTAGTAACTTGGACCACTGTTCAGCAAGTAAACGTCAAGCTGTATACAAGAAATCCTTTATTGACTGATGCCGTCGATGCCAAGTTTGCAGCGGGTAGTTACCGTTCTCTAAGCGACTTTGATAACGACCCACAGTGGGTACCTATCTCTTCCGCACTTACCAGTAAGGCAAATAATGTCGCTGCAAATCTTTATGTAAAGAAAAATGCGACTTCGAAAAATCTCCAACTAACTAGGGCTGATGGGACTGTCGCAGCTATTGAAACAAACGACGGTTGGTTCTTCAGTACTGCCGGTTCTCAGGACGTAGTTAGTGCCGCCGTATTTTATCTAACATCACCGGTTACATATGGCGGTAGCACCATTACCAACCCAGTGCTGTTTGCAACTACTCAAGGCATCGGGGCCTATACCGTCGCCATTACTGGAGCAGTATTCGGACAGTCCAACTCTCAAGTAACTACTAATCAGTACATTGTTAAGGCTATTACAAACACTATAGGGGAAACCACTTATACAACCTTGTCAGAGGGCTGTACCCTTCTTTATCTCTCTGCCCCGACATGGGAACCTGCTCATAGTCAGCACATATGGATTCAGCCGCAGCGGGTGAACTACATAGCCAACCCTTCACTTGAGAAGTCTTTATCATCTCCGGCTCGGTTAGCCTATTGGCGAACAGGAAGAGCCATCATTGCCAGCGGAAGCACTACAAGCGCTCCTAATGGAAGTTCTGTGACTGTTACTAAATCTACGGGTGGAGTAGATCCTAATAGATCTTTTTTTGGAACATTCAATAGTGAATCGTTAGCAACAAATGAAAAGACTATTATTGAATCAAATCTATTTCCAAAAACCAATAATTGGTATTCAATAAGCTTTTGGGTATCAGCAACATCAGCATCTGGGGCATTGACTTATGGGCTAGTAGGCCGAACCTCAGGAGTATCAGGTGCTGTGTATTTAAGAGCCTATAACGGAACTGTTACTACTTCAGATAACACAAAGTTTGTTAATTTTCGTGCGTTAATAAACGTACCCGATGAATTTACAGATTTACAATTTAGGATAGAGTCTGGGAATAGTAATACATATGTTGATAATGTATTAGTAGATCCCCATGAGGGTCAATACGATTACTTTGATGGCTACACCACTGACGGCCTTGTGAATGATTTCCACTGGATGGGCGGTAGTACTAACTACGCCAACAGTCACTTTTCTATATGGTATAACAACTATATGAACACAAGGTCCCGGCTAATCGGAGACTATGACACCACCGAAGGCGTCTACAAAGCGGGACTAGTGGAAGAGTGGGCGCCCACTGGATCTAACGTAGTTGCTCACTGGGATGCGGTAACATCCATAACTCCGAGGGGATGGTCGGGTGATTCCTTTTACAAGGTAGTCGACCTGTCTCAGACGCCTGTCTCTACTATAACCAGCACTATAGATACTAATGACACCTCTTTGTTTCCTGCCTTGACTAGCCCATTTAGCACTAAAGACAAGATCGCAATAGAAGCGATACCGGCTAGTACTTATGGGGTATCAAAGATTGCGGGACTTGGCATGGACGAAAAAACTAAGAAAAAGCTTGCGGTGGAAATAATCGGTTGATAAGGTTCAACTCCTTATGACCTACCTATTCATTGCCTTCGCCATTTTCTGGGCCGTCCGTCTTGTACAGACGTGGGTGGACGCTCCTTCGTGGCTTTGGTTGCTTGTTCAGCCAGCGCTCGCTATTATCCTTCTCCTTCCTTGGGAACAAGAGAAGTGGTACGCCCCGCTGGTAGTTGCAGGTATT